TAAGGCATCCGCTTTGCCTCCCTATTCCGCTAAAATTCCTGCCGCCCTCAATTTGGCAAGTAGTGCATTGAAATCCCCAACAAGTGTCTCGACGTCAGTAGCGGTGCTATCTGCCTGAGCTTCTGCCTGAGATGCTGTCAGCTTGGAATCAAGGGTGCTCTGGAGATTAGTCACGTCTGATATTGAATGAGTATGGGAAGATGGTGTGAACGTACTCGGCTTATCTGTTACATTTCCCCAAGCAACAGATCCCGCAGAATCTGCTGTAGTTGCTGCTGGAGCTTTTGCATTTGCGTTGAATTTATCGGTTGTAATAGAACCATCCGCAATTTTTTCAGTAGTCACTGCACCGTCCAGTAGTTGATCCGTTCCCACGCTGCCCTCACCAGGAGTCGCTGACGTTGGTAGAGGATTAGACCGCGAAACGGAAATATATTTTTTCTGCTCTTCATCCCAAAACCTAACATTTTGCGACATACTTATCGCCTCACTTGGAGCCTTTCTTTGATTTCAACTTCTTAATCTCGGCTTTTGCCTTCTCAAGCTCTTCAACAACTTTGTTGTATTCAGCAATTGAGACAAACCGTCCGCCAGTCGCGCGCTTTATGACTTCTCCTTTGTCGTCGATTTGGTCATAGCCTTCCTTCAAATACTTTCCAACGACTTCATCAGGTACGGTCAGCACGCGATTCAAACGCTTCACTCTCGCCATATTTCACCCTCCTATTCGAGAATAGGGAGTGTTTGAAACCACTCCCTATGATGTTACGTTGAAGACCACTCCGCCAACTTTTTGCTCAAAGATGAAGACATCCCAATACAAACGTTCATAATACAAGTACTTTCCACCCGTTGTGGCACTTGGAGGCTCAAGGCTTACAAAATCATACTTTTCAGGAGCAATCACAGCAGAAGGATGCACTAAAATCAAATTGATTTGCTCTGCCGTTGGATCAGGTTCTGCTCCATTAGTGAAGTCGTAAGCCGTTTTCATGCGTACTGATGGTACTGTAACAATCTCAACCTCGTCCAAGCGAGAAACTATCCGATTCACGCTCTGTCCAGGTTGACGAACATCAATNTCACGAGAAATACCAGATGCCGATTTCAAGATTTTACGAATTGTCGGGGTTACATAGAGAATGCGTCCTTCTTCTGGCACTTCTGCCTCATCCATTTGCTCCATGTATTCGTCAAATACTTCCAAGATATTTGTTTCATCAATAGCTGTAGTGTCTGGAGTTCCACCTAGTGCCTGGTATTCCGCTAACAACTTGGATGCCATGTATTTGTCCATCTCAGGAATTTTCTGCTCAGTATTGAAAACACTGGTGATATTTGCAATCGTAACTGCCATGTTGGTCTCATCGACATCCACTGGATCCACAAGGGTGCGAAATTCACGATCATGCTCTAAAGTTTTCGTTTCCCAATTATTGTCTACGTTTCGAGTGTAAGCACCAATTGAGTCACGATCTACATCGACCATGCCGCCAGTGGTGATATTTGGAATTTGAACAGTCTTCGCTCCTGTCCAACGGATGTTTCTATTGCCAAGCTCGTAAAGACGGTTAAAACGCCTTTCGGCTTTATATGGCTGATCCAAGGCTTGCTGATACAGTTCTGCATAGTTGAGAACCGCCATTTATATCACTCCCTACTTTAATTTGAACGCTTCAATCCATTTATCCATTTCAGTCTGCGACTGTTTTGTGTGTTGCCCTGTGGTGAAGGTTGGCTTATTCGCTTGGGACGTTTCCTCAGCTTCTTCNAAAAGGTAACCGTCGCTTTCTCGNAGTTTTTTAATCTGATCCTCTAACCCTTTCAAAGTTCCGTCCTCATCCAATTTTACTGTCTCTAAGTCGAGCAATGCCTTAACCGCTTTCGGATTGCGTGCTTTAGCAGAAGAGAGTGCCTTTTCAAGAGCAAAATCGAACTGTTGTTGATCCAGTTTTCTTTGATACTCCTCCGCTTGTTTTTTGTACTTTTCTTGCAGCTCCAAAATTTGCTGCTGGAGTTCATTATGTCCCTTTGCCTTTTTTCCGAGTTCCTCAAGTTGCTCATCCCGTTCCTTTAATTGATCCCTCAACTGTCTTCTTTCGCTATTTACCATGTCAAACTTTTCCTTTGGTATCCAATTACCATCAGAGACAATCGCTATCTTGTGTTGATCCCCGATTTTTTCCATGACTTGTCTATGCAACTCTTCACCAAGCAACTCTTTCAAATCCATTCCGATCCACTCCTAATGTTTTTTCGCGTGTCCACCTCACGCTTGGAGTATCCGCTTAGTTTCGCGCCAAGCCTNTNAAATGCGCAAAAGAAAGCAGTTTNACGTCATGCTCAGGACAATCAAGTGATAACCNGCTCTCTATCTCGACGACGAGTACGACCCGTCGCTTCAATAAACGCCTTCATCGCATCATTACGACGCTTCAATAATTCCTTTGCTTGCTTGATCCCTTCTTCATCGCCAAGTGATTCCATTGCGGCAAGTCTACGCTTCGCCTTCCGAATCTCGCGCTCCAATCTTCGTTGTTCCTGGCTTTGTTTGTAGATTTCCTCATTTCGCTTCTTGGGGTATGGATTGTATGTCTTCCGAGATACCCCTTCAATGTACGGGTACATAACGTGCCCGCAATTCACGCCAAACAATCCTGCTGGCTGTCCATAGCTCGTTGATGACAATGACGGGTATCTCTGATGCCTTCCACTCCGAGAGAAGATCTTTCCTTGATATGGTGCGCAAAGTGGACGAGCACCTGAGTGGCTTGAAATCTCGATTAGATCCACACCCCAAGAATCAAACCTCGACTCCTGCATTTCGTTAGCTACGTTGTTAGACGTCGTCCGGATCACCATCGAGANATATTCCTGNGCTCCCCAACGACGACCAGCACGATCCACAAGCGCAGGAATTCCACGATCACTCCAACGAGTCAAAGTTGATTTCAATGCCTGATGTGGTGTCCGTACGCCAGCCAACACATCAGCAACCGTTTGAGCAATAACATCACGATAGAACTGATCCGTTTGAGCTAACAGGGTAGCATTGGTCAGGTTGAAAATATTTTGAGCTTGACTCTGATACGATTCTAATATTTGAAGAATACTCAAGTCATTAGCCGCAGAAACTGGTGGCTCGCTTATCTCAAGAGCTCCCTGTTCAAATGCTTGCAAAAGCAATCTTTCATTTTCATCAATAGCATCCAGCGAAACCTTCCTAAACAGTTCCTGAACTAATTCTGGAGTAACTCCCGTCTTTCGGGCGATAATCTGTGCAATTCTGCGGTTAAGTGGTACAAGTTGGCTCAGTTTCTCAACCTGCCATTCCAGAATTTGATCCCTTTCAAGCAATCCTGGATCTCGTGCCAATAATTGAGCTATTTCATTGATTAATTCTATTTCTAATTCGTTGTAGATGTCAATAATCGGCTGTGACAAACGCTCGAGCAACTTCGGATCAATTGCCATGATTGATCACCTACTCTGGTTGAGCAAGTGCTTCAAAATCTGGATTCAACGTCTGATCTTCTTGCTTCCTTGACTCAACCATTTCAATGGCTTCTTCTTCGGTAAGCCCAAGTGTCTGCATCAAGGTGTAGACCTTTGTCGTTAAACCAGCATGGTAGAACTTCAGGTAATAGTTGGAGTTTGCGTCTTTGTCGACGATGATGCTATCGTCAAATTCAATGCGAACTTCATAGTCATCAGGAACCGTGAAAACGTCGTAGAGTTCTGCAACCTCGCCGATCGTGGTAATGAGTTGCTCGATCCCAACCTGAATCAAGTTCTCATGACTGGCAATGGTACGCCAAGTCTTGGAATTTTCGCTGATAATCTCGGTAGCTGTTTTGACGCTTTTTCCATCAAACGTGAAAGAGCCAGAACTGAAACCGATCTGCATCGCTAAGATCTCAAGTAATGCGTTGATCCCCGCGATGTGCTCCTCGATCCTTAGCTCCACGCTGTTGTCGATAATTTGCTGATTTTCGCTCGTTTCAAAATCAAACGCTTGATAAACCTCATCATCTGGATCAAAGTATCGCTTTACCGTTCCATCTTGCGGATCAACAACCGCTTTAACCGCTGTGGCTGGAACAATGATCCGTTTCCTGCCCAGCTTGAACTCGTTAACAAGCGAATCAAACGCTCGATCCAATGCGTGAATGGTATCTAGCGCATTCGCAAAGATCGAGATCCCCAAAGGACTCTGCGTGTCGAAGTTGTTCGCAATATTTGGCTTGAAATACACAAACAAAGGACGACTCAGTCCACTTATTCTCGTCTCCTCTGGTAAATCCGGAAAGAGCGTCGCCAATGATACTTTAATCCCAAGCTCGCTCGACAGGTCTGACTCATACAATTCATTTCTTATCACATATTCATTCCCAGACCAGGTATGCCATTCCAAATGCGTATACCATTTATCCCCTCGTGCGATTTGATTCAAAAACAACCCCTCATCGATCCCGCTATTGGAATAGCTCAATGGCACAAAACAACCAGCCTGGACAAATCCTATTTTTATCTGGTATTTCCCTTCGTTGTTCGGATCCGGCACAGCGAACACTTTAATCACCATACCACCAAGACCAAACATATACTCCAGATTATCTTGAAACAACTTGTAAAAATTGTTTTGATCAAATACCGTCCGTACGTCGGTCGCAAACTGATCCGGAGAAAGGTGGATCTTCACTTTTTCATTAAAAACTAACCTCGCCATTTCCTCAGCAACGATTTTTCCGAGATTAAGCGAATTCATCCTCCGTTTTTTGCTCCCGCTGATCGTAACAACATTTATATCGTGCCATTCAGGATAGTAGCCTTGGTAAATACATTTCCACTTTTCGATCAGGTTGTAGAAGTCATCCGTCATCATCACATCGCTCAAGGAACTAACTGACTTTATCTGCTGAATCAACCCCAATTTAGATAGCCACCTCCTAAGCGTGGCGAGGAAGTTCTTCCACATTTCAAACACCTCGCTCAAATCTTGTACCGTTTGACAAAGTAATTCACTGAGTACCTCAGTTCATCCATTGCATGGTTCCATTCGTCTATTGGTTTCCCAGTATTTTCATTTCTGCAGTAAAGACCCAACTCACGAATGAAATGGTAATGATCGTATCGATCCGATTCTACCAAATAAAACTGTCCATCCGCTATCACGCTCTGAGTTCTCTCGATTCCAACCTCAATCCCTTTCACTGTTCCTTTGACATCCTTCNCGTTATTGTCTGCGACACGTGTGGGGATCCCAATCAAGTGCAACTCTTCACGCAAAGCCTTACACGATGGATCCACAAAAAACTCTGTACGACGCATTCCGAACTTTTTCTCGCACCAATGTACAAACTCCTTGATTTCCCGAGCATAAACAGACATCGCCTTTGTTTGCCCTGTCTCGCGCCCAGAATGATAATAATGGGCAACCCGATTCAAGCGAAAACGTCCATCGTGCCAGGTAACAATATTGCAAGAGACCGATGTCGCGTCGCTTTGACCACCATCCGCACAAAAATACATCTCGTAAGGCTTCCCCAACAAAGACGGAAGCACGTGCTGATCTGAATCAAACATGGAGTAAATAACGCCCTCTGGCATTGCACGAAGCCCCAACCAATCACGCTTATACAAATAGGGATTCTTCTTGAGCGTCTCCTCGATCTCTCGTTTCCTTTCGTCGCTGATAATCGGATTATCCTCGATTGTCCAGTGTTGCCAACGAGTGTTTTGTACCTCAAAAACATCTTTGATCACCCAATGATTCGGTGGGGGTGGGTTCAAATCCGCTAAGTGG